CGTGCCGCCCCGGTGTTCAGGAACCACATAGATCGCAAGGTCGCCGCTGGTCAGCTCATTGCCGAAGAAATGCGGCGCAACATAGCCGCAGCAAAATCCAATGATGTCGCCATCGCGTTCAGCGACCAGCGCAAGCCAAGAATCAGGATCGCCCAGCATCGTTTCGCCCAGAAGGCGCAGCTTCTCAGGATCAAAGTCAAGTTTTTCATATCGGCTTTCCTTGTGCATTGCCGCGCCCATGTCAATCAGGACGGGTATGTCTTGCGCGGTCATGGGTCGAATCACTTGTTGCCTTTAGACTTCTTTTTGCCGCCCTTGGACATGCCCATCTTGCGGTAACCTTCGGTCAATAGCGTTTTGATGCTGTCGCTCATTTCAATCTCCAATCGCCACGGCCTGACGGCCCCGGTAGTCGTTGGTCTCGTAGCTCATAACGTTGTAATCCATGTCAGCCACCGCTTGCTGGCGGTATACCTCGTTGCTTTTGTTGACCAGCTTTGGAAACAATTCGGTAAACCCCCAGACCATAGCATCAACCCGGTCGGGTGATCCATCGCCTTCGTAACCGGACGCCGTGATCTGGCACATCTGGCTTTCAAGCTGCGGAAACGTGCCAACATGGTGGATGCGGCCAAGAGCGTACAGGGCGCTAATAGGTTCTGCCCTGACGTGCTTGCCCCGTGTCGCGTGTACCTCAATGATGTTGATGCCGGGGCGGACGCTGTTTAGAACGTGGCGGCACATATCGCCGCCTTGGTTCTTCTCAATCACGATCCCGTCAGCATCATATCGGTCGTACATAGCAATGGCCCGCCGTGCCCAGCGTTCCGGTGCGCCCTTGGTCGTGCCATCCTCAAGCATATAACCGTGGCCTGATTGGCTAGATGCCACTGCCACAATACCGTGTTCGTCGCTATGCGCCTCGCTAGACACCGCCGGGTCAACCGCGATCAGGATACGGGACAGATCGTTAGGCAACTCAGTTTCACGCCCTTCGTTGATGTCCCGCATATTCCAGATTGCGCCAACCGCTTGCGGTTCGTAATCGCCCAGCCAAATGTGGCTATACCTGTCAGGCCGCAGACGCCTATCAAGCTCTCGCTCTGCTTCCAGCTCTTTCGGGAACCACGGGTTGCTATCGTAATTGACCTGCACAACCGCCGCGCCTTCTGGCACATCGTCGCCGCGCAAGAAATTATCAACCGCGTCCATGCGGTTGCGCGGGTTCCAGCTAAAATACATCTGCGAACCGGGTGCGCGAATTGTCGGACGCAAAAGCTCCAATGATTTCTCAGACAGCGTTTGCGCTTCCTCAACCCAAGCAATGCGGAAACCTTCCAGCGATTTTATCGTTTCCGCCGTGTGATCCTGCATACCCATAAATATAACCAGACCGCCTTGCGGCGTTTCAATGCGGTCGTGCATAACCCGGAAACGGTCCGCAACGCCTAGTGCGTTGATCTTGTCAGCGATCAATCTGTACGCCGACTCACGCAAAGATTTCTGCACCTCACGAATGCAAACGGCGCGGATAGTCGGGTCTTCAATCATCCTGTCCACAATACGCTCGGCAAAATGGTGAGACTTGCCGGACCCACGGCCTCCATGTGCGCCTAGATAGCGCAAATCCGGCTGAAACAGGGGCCGAAATGCCTTAGGCGTCGGTATCGTTAATTTTGCCATCAACAAAAACTCGTTCGATTGTTTCGATCTTGCCGGTATGCTCCTGCACGTTTGTCTCTTTCCATCCCATCTGCGTCTTGGCCCAGAAGATAGCCGCCGAAGTGTCGCCGTTCATGACCTTGTTGAACAGCGTCCCGCCGACCTTGGCGTTCGCCAATATCTTACTCTCACGGATTTCTTTCTTGAAATGCTTGGCAAGCGTGTCCGCATCGATGCCGTCGCGGATCACCATAGCAATCTGCTCCTGCGGTATGCCTACAGCCACCATCTGCCCGACTTGCTTGCGCTCGTCGTCCGTTGGCTTGAACGGTGGACGGCCCGTTGGTTTACCCGTTGGTTTACGCGGCATCTGCTTCCAATCCCTTTTCTAATACCGAAAAAGACTTACCATTTGCCTCCAGCGTAGCATCTTTCCCGGTAAATTCACACCACCGCTTTACGATCACGTCGCAGTATTTGGGGTCGAGTTCCATCAGTCGAGAGTGGCGACCGTTCTTTTCTGCGGCGATCATGGTGGTGCCGGAGCCGCCGAACGGGTCAAGAATTACGTCACCCCCCTTACTGCTGTTTGTCACCGCCCTTTCAATCAACTCAACTGGCTTCTGGGTCGGGTGAACGTAGTCTCCTGTCGAACCGCGTGACGAATACCAAACATCAGACTGTGCTTTGTCCCCGTACCATGCGCCGCCCTTGACGTAGAAAATAAACTCATGCTGCGGCCTATAGTTAGCATTGCCAAGCCCTATGGACTTCTTGTCCCAGACGATACAGGCAGATGGCTTTAAGCCACAGTCCAGCATAGCCGCTTCAAACTCCGTATAAGTCCGCCACGGAAAGCACACATATTTTGCCGACTCTGATTTGCTTACACCCACAGCAGACGCCATCGCATCGCGTACAAGGCCAATCAAGTCGTCCCCGGTCTTATCGTCGCCCAGAATCATTCCGTGCGCTTTAACTCTAGCTCCCTTCGGGGTGGAGCCAGCCGCCCGTCCGCCACCATAGCTCATACCATAAGGCGGGTCCGTAAACACCATATCGGCCTTCTGCCCGCCCATCAGCTTATCCACCGCATCAATACTGGTTGAGTCTCCGCACATCAGCCGGTGATTGCCAAGTACCCAGATGTCACCCTCAACCGTCACCGGGTTCTCCGGCACGTCAGGCACCGCGTCTTCGTCGGTTAGACCTTCGGTTTCATCAACCAGCATATTTGCCAGCATATCGTCGCCAAACCCGATTAGGCTTAGGTCAAAGCCATCCGCGTCCAAGTCTTTCATTTCCACCGATAGCAAATCCATATCCCACCCGGCGTTCTGCGGTAGCTGATTATCCGCCAGCACATAGGCTTGCTTCTGGGCCTTCGTCCAACCGGTCGCCGTCATGGTTGGCACCTCCTCAATGCCCAGCTTCCGCGCTGCCATAACTCGGCCATGCCCGGCTATGATCTCACCGTCTTCGTCAATCAGCACCGGGGTCGTCCATCCCCATTCTTTTATCGACGCTGCAAGCTGCGCCACCTGCTCGTCGGAATGCGTCCGTGCATTTCGCGCATACGGAATCAGATCATCCACTTTGCGCCGTTCAATTTTATCCGCAGGCCAATCTTTCATTTTGCTTTCCATGTTTGTGTAAAAACCCCTAGCCCGCAGTTGTACCCCCAAACCCCCACCCTAAAGGGTGGGGGGGTTTTTGGGGTACACGTTTCTGCGGTTTTTTGCCCCTCGTACCCCAAAAACCCTTTTAGTACCCTAGGGGTTTTTGGGGTAGCACGCAAAAGTTGTTCAAGCATTACGTGAAACAACCATTGCGGATGCCCAAACCTTATCAATTATGATCCAGCCGTCATGTTTCTTTTCGATCATATTTGCTAAAAGCAACGCCCCGATAAGTTTGTTGTCATAGCTCGGATTGAGCATATTTTGTACTGTCCGGTCAGCCATGCCATCGCTTTCAAGTTTGCGAGCTAATGCCGCACGGGTCAGATATGGCTGGCCGTCAATATCCTCTGCGCCGGATGTCCACCACGCATTCTCAAACATCTTTTGATGTTTGACGATTGGACTGTCTTTCTTTGCTTTGACAGGCTCGTGTCCGGCCACCAGCACCGCACTGGTCACTTGGTCGCCGTCCTCATCCATCCAGCCCTTAATAGGCACCGACTGCAACTCAGCAAATACCGGCTTGGCTTCCTCTGCATCCTTCGATTTACGCTGTACGATCTCAATCGTATCGCCGGGGACCACGCTGATCTCAATATCCAACGCCCCGCGCCATGCGCTACTGCCCCGCGCACGGTGCTGTGCCTCGTTTGACACGCCGGTATGATGTACCAATACCACGCTGCAACCGAACTCATGTATCAGCGCCCCACAGGCATCCAGCATCGATTTAGCATCCTGTGCGCTGTTTTCGTCGCCATCCAGAAACCTGTGCAGCGTGTCAACCACGATAATCTCTGGCACACTGGGCAGCGACCGAATAGCGTCTACCGTTTTCTGGTAACCCTGCGGGGTGTTTAAATCCAGACCATGCCGTGAAAGCCACATATCCAGCCCGCTGACGGCCTTGTGCTGCTTCCATGCGGCTACCCTACCACGAAGACCGTGATGGCCCTCACCGGCCAGATACACCACCGTACCGTGGCGAACCTTATTTCCAAACCATTGAGATATAACGCCCTTGCTGGCAACCGATAGAACCATATCCAGCACCATAAACGTTTTGCCACCGCCAGATGGTCCGTGAACCATTATTAAGGCTTGACTTTGCAGCCATCTTTTGATTTGCCAGCGGATCGGGTCTGGCTGTTCCGAAAAGCTATCGGCCGGGACAAGCCAATCGTCTGCGGGCGGAAAAAGCAACCCTGCCAAATCGCCGCCCGATTGATGATAATCGTTTGCATCGCCCTCAATCGGCGGCATTACAATCCGACCGCCGTGCTTGGCGCTGGCCTCGTCAGCCTTATTACGGCCAACGCCGGATGCGTCATTATCTGCCACTATTACAATTTCCTGCGTCTGGCCGTGTATATCGCGCAACTGGCCGACTATTTCCGGCAGGTTATTCGCGCTGTAGGCAATAACGCAAGGCCGACCGGATATTTCATGGATAGTCGCGGCAGTAGCGTAGCCCTCGGCTACAAATATCGGCCCCGGCGTTACCTCGCCCAATGTCCATGAGCATGACTTGGTTGTGCCGCCGGGATGATAACGCTTTTCATCGTCGGAGATATATTGCAGGGACGCCAGATCGCCGTCTGCGGCGTATAGCGGCACAATTAACCGACCGTCGCCGGTCAATCGTGCGCCGTGGGGATTGATGCCCTTGCGCTTTAGATACGGATGATCCGGGCTTGCGGCGATTGCATCCCGCCAAATTGTCTCGACAGTGCCGGCTGCAACTTCCGCCTTGCGCTGCCGTGCCAGATCGCGCTCTGCCTTGGCCTCCGACTGCCGCCGCAAAATTGCCATATTTTCAGCGGGTGACAAATCGCGGCCTATTTCGGCCTTAAATACGGCGTCAATCTGATCGCGCCAGCACCCAAAACGCCCAGCCACCGGCTCATCTGGAAACGCAATATACCAGCCTGAATCGTCGCGTTTGCGGCCCTTGGTACTAAAGCGGTGAAGCTGGCCGTCAATTTCCAGCTTGTGCGGCGGCTCAATCCCAGCGGATCGCATGGCGTCAGCTAATTGCAACTCAGGTGGATCGACCTGTTTGTTAGACGGGACAAACGGCCCGCCGAATATGTCTTTTATGTCAGCCATTTGCTCGTTCCAATATATTTCTCACCAACCTAGCGTAGCCCTCAATATCAAGCCAGTGGTCAATGTTGTTCGGGTCGCCGGAAACAATCCGCGCCATTTTTGACGCCATCATGTCAAGGCTTTCGCGCTGGTCATATGACAAACTTCCGGTATCACAAACATCTCTCAGCGCCATTTTTATAAGCTGCGAAATT